CCAAGCAATACGTTTGGCTTGGGTAAAAGTAGGTGCCACAAAAGCAACTCTAGGCCGTGGTAACTCACAAGTAAGGGCTTTCTTAATCAATTCATTTACCGCCCAGACCGTTTTGCCAAAGCGTCTGTGCATCACAAGCACATTCCAACGCTTCAAACTATTGTGCATCTCTGCTTGTAAAGGTCTAGGCTTGTAAGGAATTTTAATTGCTGCCACTGTCAGTCTCCCAAAGGATGCGCACGGTTCCGTCACTAACCTCTACACCAGCACGGTTCTTACTGTCACCAAACTTCTCAGGCAACACCTTACCCACCTTCCAGCGCACATGATGGGCATAATCCCGCAACACATGAGGGTTATAATCCTTTCTGCCGTGAAGGGCATCGCCATACAACGTATCCAGTTCCTCTAGCGCCTTCTCAGCACTCTGCTGCTGTGCCTCCTTCACCGCCGCAGCAAATGCCTCATCCCGCTTGCAACGCTGGTAGAAGGCCGTCCTAGACACGCCTGTGGCCTCGCACACGTCCACAATGCTATGCCCGTCTGCCAAGCTGGATATGATTATGTCGGTTCTTTGCTTTGTTAGTTTGGTCATCGTTACCTCTGGGTGTGTGTTGAATATGTCTATTTAACATATATAAAGCTGGCCGGTCGCTGTCGGGTGTACCGCCTCGAAAACATGCCCCCCCATGCCTTTGACTGTGGCACAAATGTCACACTGTGTCCTGACTGCAACAAGGTAAGCATTGCTGTCCTATGTATGTCAGTGCTGCTGTCCTATATATGGCAGCATTGTTGACGTTGTTTTATTCATCTGTTAGCCTTGCCGCCATGCATTGCAGCGCGATATCTTTCGTGCGTTGTGCGTGTTTTGAAATACAAAACCAACCTTCCCAAAAACAAATCTCAAACAAATTCAACGCTTGCCACACTTATATATATAAACAAACTTTTTTGCCATGTGTAAACTTTTTTTATATTTTGCTGTTGACATGGCGCAGTTACTGCGCTATCTAGCAATTAACACAACGAACCTTGGAGGGTTACAAAATGACAATAGACAGACACATTCAAACAGCACGCAAGCATTTAGCCGCTGGCAATGTTGATGCCTACAAGGGTTATATGCGCGCCTTGTTCAATCGTTCAATGTCAAAGAAAACCACAAACAAATTGCTTGCTGCATTGAAACAAGATGGTATGGAGGTTTAACAATGTTCAATAACATTCTGCTTATGATTATCGGCCTTGTAATGATGCTGGCATCGGTCATGGATGCCATTACAGGCTTTCAATCAGGCTTGTTCTTTCCGCTGGCATTGGCTGTTATCGGCCTGTTTACATTTTTCGCACCACTTATTGAAGCAACCTTGGAGGGTTAAACAATGCTAAAAGTTCGCAACATCGTCAGCCGGTCAAGCGGCAATCCAGTTAAAAACCAGTTCATCATCGAAACCGATGATAGCGAAGTTTTCCAGTCATACAAAAGCGCAATAGCTAAGAAATGTTATAAGACTGGCAAAACTTATCTGGATTCCTACTATTGGGATTATTCAACAACTACCGGCAAATATCGCAACCAATTCTTAGGCATGAATAAAGCCGAGACATTAAAAGCAATCAAGGCCGGAGAAATCCAGCTGGTAAATCTAAACTAGGGGGCAGTCATGCGTAAAACACACAACATAAACGCCGATAAATATCTAACTATCAATGCTTGGCTGGCTGCACGTTATGCCAGAACGGACAAGAACGGACGCCGCTGGCTTGACCAATATATCGGCGGCAAACCTAGCAAATACAAAAGGCTGGAAAAGGCATTTTTCGACCGCTATGTAATGCATCCGCAAAACTGGAGGGTTTTATAATGTTACGCGACACAATCAAAAGCATAATCTTTGCCGAAAAACAGGCCGAGTTTTACGAAACCGAAAGCAGTAAACGCTATAAAATGTGGATGGCTGAAGCATACATTTTGCGCCGTTCAATAGGCGAGTTTAGGCCATGGCATCAGCTAATTGCAATCTTTGACCTGCGCGGCGAGGTGTAACCAATGACTCAAAAAGCATTTGATGCCTTGTGCGTAATCGGAACGATTGCCTTGCTTATGGGCTTTATAGATTGGCTTTGGCTATTCGGCATAGAGAACAGCAAAAGCTATACATGGTACGCCCTAGCGGCTTACCTAGCCCGCTAATGGGCAAAACCCTAACAGACTACCATTGACGGGCGAAAGCCTGTCAGCGGCCTTTAAATCGCCATTAATCATAGGAGGGTATAAAATGGCTAAAACAATTAAAATGCCACACGGATACGAAATAGTTAAAGACAACTATGGATATTCGCTTTTGATAAACGGCAAATTCATAGCATCAGGCGACAGTGCCGGTGCGTGTTTTGCGGCAATGGTGTTGCGTCATAACGCATTAATGCAGGGTAAGGAGGGCTAAACCATGGCAACAGTAAACAAAGAGGGCGTTTATCACATTCAGGATTGGATTGATAACAATCAAGATTATAACCCGCAGGTTTTTGACCTATGGGCAAGCGGTATAGCATCGGAAATAAACCGCAGCGCAAGCCTTGACGATGATTTGCAGAGAAACGGCGAATTTATCTATGAGGTAGGGCTAAAAGATGCAAGGGGTTATGTAATGACCATATCACTAGAGAAACACCACTTTAATTTGGAGGGTTAAACCATGGCACTAGATAAACAAACTTTCATCGAACTAACCGCAGAACTCGCCGACAAGATGGTAAACATAGAACTTGGCGAACATCACGGCCTAAAGGTCTATGAAGTAACCGAGACAGGCGACAACGAATACACCGAGGAAGCACAAGAGGCATTTAACAGACGCATTGATGAAGTGTGCCAAATATTTGCAGAGAAAGGGCTGGATTATGACCAGCTATTGGAGGGCTAGACAATGGACAGTAAATTTTTATTCGCATGTAGCTTTATATCTAAACACTTAGGCGAAGCAATGTCTGTCGGTGATTCGGCAAAGATGCCTTCTTTAGGCATGGTGTGTTGGGGTGGTGATGTTCTTGATTTAGAGAAAGGCTGGACAAAATACGACACCGTTGTCTGGCTATTTGCAGAGAAAGAACACCCAGACGACAAGCACCCCAAAACTAGCGTCTATTTCTCAGACCTAGCAGCGGATATGCAACCAATATATGCCATTATCGGTTACTGCAAATATCACGAAATAGACTGCAAATTTATCTCAGAGAAAGGGGAATAGAAATGTATCTAGTATTCGCAACCATAGCTTACCGCAGCAATGCGGTAGGCCAGGCCACCGAGGTTCAGAAATGGGAATGCTTCGACTCAGCAGAGAAAGCACAAACCCAAATGCGTAACCTTATTCATCAATACGATATGGACTTGCTAGATTGCGGCGTTGCCACAATCACCGATAGCATGCGGGAAGAATTGCTAAGAAAGCAGCCAATGGGGCTAGAGGATTAGAAAAATGGAAAGAACCATCACAACGACTCTTGACTATACGAACACAACAGACAAAGAGGCTTTTGAAATATGGATGGAGGCTTGCCCTGTTCCATTTAAAGCAAATGGGACGCATAAAGTTGGTAAAGAAACCTTAAAAAGCTATTTCTTTTTCGTTGATGTTGTCGAAAACCACATTTTGAAAATAAGGATGCGTGACCATGACACCAGCGGAGTTTAAACAAAGGCGCGAATTTCTTGGTTACACACAGCAAACATTTGCTGAAAGGCTGGGATTATCTCGTCGTAGTATTCAGGCTTATGAAATGGGAGAAACCCCGATAAGCAGAGTTATAGAGATGGCCTTAGAAGCTATCGAATTGGAGGAGAAATAAAATGTATGAAGTAAGGATAACAAAGCATCACTCAGGCAAGACCTACAACGTAGATTTGATTGCTTGGGAAAGAAACGGCAGCGGTATGGCAGTCGGAAAGGCTTTCAATGTATCGCGCAAGAAAGCAGAGAAAGAGGCAAATCGCGTAGCGGATTTGTATAATGCAACCATAGAAGAAAAATAGGAGAGAAACGGG